CGCTGAGATTGCCGCAACAGTGTACGCAGTGGCAGTATCGAGCCTCACAGCGTAGAACTGCTTGGCACTCAGGTCGGTGATTGTCCCCATTCCGGGGGCCTCAAAAAAGTTTTCACCCCAAGGCATGTTGTACCTCCTATTAAGTTTATTCCTATGATCGACTATTTCTTTTCCGGCTGTTTGCCGAATAGGGCGTTGTAGCTCAGGAAGTTCTCTTTGCGGGAGAACTCCATGAACGACTCGTAGCCCTTCTTGTCCTCGGTTTGGCACTTCAGCATGGCTTCGTCCTTTGTGATCTTGCTGTCCGTAGCATACTTCAGTACCTTGGCAGCGAATTCGTGAACGGGCGTCTCGCTGTTGGCTTTGGCTGCTGGCCCGATGTGCTCGAAAAACTGGCTCTTCGACATAACCTCGAAGCAATGGTCGTAGCTCTTCGCTATGACTTCCGCAGTCGCTTCCGGCATATCGACAAGGGCTTGTACTTCCTTGTCGGGCTCAGTGATGAACGACGTCCAGTTCTTTGCACGAGCCGCGAACGCCATCACGCGCTTCTCTCGCTTCAGGCCATCGTTTTCCTTTTCGAGAGTCGCTACCCTGTTGCTGACGGCCTCGAACTTCTCCATCAGCGGGCCAGTGGCAGCAGCGGCAGCTCCGCCCTCCCCGGCCTTTGATTTGAGTCCATTGATGGCGTTGACGATCTCTTCAGCTGTCGCCTTCGCCGGATCAAGCCCCAGCGCCTCGGCAATCACTTTGAGAACATCGCCAACCTGGTTCCCTGCTGGTGCGACATTGGGATCAACTGTGGTGGTTGTAGGCTCCATTTTTTTAACCTCCTGGTTTTTCTTTTTTGTATCTCCTGGGACGGGTCGAACGTCTGCTATTGTTGGCTGTGCCAGCTTCTTCTCGAAGCAATACACGCGAGCTGTCGCCAGCCTGTTCTCAAGTGGGCCTAATGCCGGACGTTGTGCTCCAAGCAATGCAACCCCATCGATTGCGAAACTACCGTCTCTCTGTTCGGTGAGCTCTGCTGACACGCTGGTGTATAGATTGTCCTCGATCATCTTGGCGATCTGGTAAGGTACATCGCGGAACTTAGCTACGAGACGTTCCCCGACCCTTTTTAGTTCTGACATCCTGCCAAGACCGACCGCGCCTTGACCAGTCCCTGACTCCCCGGTAACCAGTTCCAGGGGCACTCCTAGCGCCTTGGCAACTCCTCTATTAAAATCGTCGGCGGAGTGGCCTGTCTTCAGCGCCGCCCCGTCGTGGAAATTTCTGACCATACCGTTTAAATAGTTATCATCGAACGTCTGTGTGTGACCCTGACTGTCCGTCCATGTACCCTTGGCGAACACTTCAACGTTTTCGAGCGTCTTCAGGGCAGGAAGTTTTGCAGCCTCCATCTCGTGCTCGCCTGGCCACTTACCTGTAGTTTTATGTTCAAGCCACGCACAGAACGCTTCGGGATTTTCCTTGTCTTTGTTGGCAGCTATACAAGCTGCAAAATCGGGGTATTCACCTATCGGCATATCGCCCTCCAATAAAAAAGCCCCCCACTACTGGAAGGCTTAAAATTTCACGAGAAATAATCTAAATGCGTTGCTTCTCCTTAAAAGAACAATAGACCTGTCATTACAATAAGCGCGGCGATACTACAGCAGAGCTTGAGCGGATCGGAGTATACAACCGAACACAGCCCCAGCCAAAGGCAACCATTGAAGAATAATATCGTCTTGAATAGGCTGCGGCGTGAAGTCCTCATTAGCTGCTATATCGCTTGAACGTCTTGCCATTATCAAAGCTGAGCGATAGGTGGCAACGACAATTCCCTCCGCAGGTAGTGTTTGCAGCCGGTAGCGTCGGCAGCGTGTCGATGCCTCCCATGTACGTCCCCGCGAGTGTCACACATCCGAACGTGCCATATTTCATGCTTGTCTGACAGTGCATGGCCTTCGGATCAAGTTCCCAGCGCACCGGCACAACCTTCTTCCCTTCATCCTGATAGCCCTGCAATGCTGCCTTCTGCGTTTCGCCTATTGCCGCCCAAACTTGCCCAGCGGCTTGAGCTATCTTTGAATCTTGTAAACCCAGCGCGGCTTGGATTGTCTCTCTGTCTACCCCGCCTTCAACGTGCTTTAGGATAGACTCGCCGATAGCGGGCAGTAGCGATTGCTGTACGTACATATCCGACTTTGCGATACGCTCAGCCAGTGCCTTCAATGCTTTAGGGCTGAATTGCCAGCCTGCCAGCGGCCCACCTGTTGCCAGCGTCGCCGAGCGCATGATGCCAGCACGCAGCTCTCCTTGCAAGGGGCCTCTTAAATCTTCAAGCGCATGGTTTAGGATACCCGCCAAGTATTGAGGCGGCTCCCCGCGCCTTATGGCCCTCATTAACGCCCGCTCAGTCTCTTTCGCCCACTGGTTGTACTTATTGATAAGGAGATATTGGATGTTGTTCGCGTGGCGCTCCCAAGACCCTTGTAGATGTCTAAGCATTCTCTACCTTTTCGGGCTTAGGTTCCTCTGTTTCGGCAGGTTTCTCGTCTTTAGGATCGCAAGTAATGAAGTCTAAGTTATCATCCACAAATCTACTTTTCACTTAACATCACCTCAATAATTTCCTGATCCCAAGAGGCATAGCCTTTTATTTCTTGGTGGATAATTCTTTTCTTACTCCCAAGAATCTCATATTTAGTGCCCTTCCTAATTACAACTTCCTTTTCCCTTGCCCCCGCGCGGATGTTCATCTTCTTTGAAGCCCCCGGCGTAGGTCAGCTCATTCTTCGGCTGCAACGCCATAAGCTCGCATATCCTATCCGCTGCTTGCTCAGGATGCAGGTTAATATCATGTTCTACACCGTTGGCTATGTCGTGGCATTCGTCATAGATGGCTTGTATCTCACTGGCATCAGGGCGCTTCCCGTTGGCTTTAATGAAGTCCTGTATGCGCTTGCACATCTCGGCACGCTCGGACAGCTCGTGCCCCAGCACGCCCATGGCATCGCTGGCGTTGACATCGAAGTCTATCCAGACGGTGTTTGCAGGCATCTTAAACGGTGTCCGCACGCCGTCATAGGCGAAGTCATTGCCGCCCTCGGTGAAGTCGGGGTTCTTCTCGCGGCGTATGTAACCGCCATTCACCAGCTCTACCGTCACCGGCCCGTCAAAGCCCGCTATCGGCAAACGCATAAAGCCATTGGATGTGTCAACCTTTGCGAACTTCAGCATCGAGAACTTACTGATTGCCATGTCCATTATCGACGTTGCGGGCTGCTCGCGATTCATCAAGTCGGCCAGCTTTGTCTGCATTAAATCATTGCCGCCGATACCCGGAACTCTTGCCTCTTGCCCCATATCGGCGGGCAGCTCAGGCAGGTCGAGAATTGACCGTATATGCTCTTCGTCGGAGCGGGTCGGCGTGATAACGCCGCTGTTGACTCCTGAGGCAAACGCCTCAAGTATAGCCTTTACGTCAGGCACGCCCGGGTCAGCCCATGTGATCTTCGGTGTACCGTTCGGCGTTGTGAGTTTTGGATTGAACATTACAAGCGCCGGTATCAGCTGCTTATGCCAGACCGACAACATGCGCTCCTGTATAGCCCGCAGGTAGAGGCCGAACATATCAGTCGTGCCTTGAACGAGTGCTTGTGTGCCATGCTCTTGGCCTAGCTTCAACCACTGAGCGCCGGAATAGGCCAGAATGTCCCAGGCGTAATCCTCAATGACCTTGCGAACGTCATACACCTTGTTCGCCGTCTCATAGGGGTGTACTTTCGTATCGCCATAAGTGATTAAGGCGGCATTCTCATCAACACGCATGGCCTTTGCCTGCTCTAATATGTCTTGTTTTTCCTGCTCGCTGGGTTTATCAGGTATTTCAAATACTGGCAGGCCGCCCATGTCACGTTCAATGCCTATTGCCTCGATCTCTTGAAGGTTTGTCTTGTACCGCCAAGACCTCCAGACGTGCAGACACATGCCTTCGCCTTCAGGGTTGCGCTTGCGTCCTCTGTCTGTGAAGTGCAGGAACTTCTCAGATGGTATTCGATATATCGTGCCGGTCACAGGGTCAAGCATCTCTATTCCTGATACTTTACCGCTAGCATCTTGCCGTCCCCATCGGAAGGTCATCTCTTGAGCCATCGGCATGAGGTCGGCAAGTCCGATATTGCCGTCTGGGCGAAACTTCATAACCATTTGTGTAATAGCGAAGCCGAACCAAAGATGCTCCAGCGCGTCCTCGACGTGCTCGTACCACTCACATGACATGTTGTTCATGATGTCCCACAGCAGATCAGCAGCG